CTGAGCTCCGACTGATACAAGATCGACAAGTGCAGCTGACATAATTATTATTAAATGATATTAAAATTTTAGGTACATAACGAAGTATGGTTGTCTTCCAAGCACTCACCTGGGAGACCAGGGATACAGACGACGAACACTTGATCAGTATCTTTGGTAAAACAAGTGAGGGTAAGTCTGTATGTGTAACGACAGCATTTACACCTTACTTTTTTGTAAAGTTGCCTCGTAATATAACACAACAAAAGGTGCAAATCATATACAACAAAATCGAAAAGGCGTGTCCTGGTTGTCTCACGAGTTATAACACGATTCACCGCAAAGATGTTTGGGGATTTCAAAACAATGAGCAATTCCCATACCTTCAGTTATTTTTTAGAAATCTCGCTTCGAGACGTATGGTTGCTGGACGTCTTCGACGACCACTTCCAGATGAAAGTATTCGCATTAAAATGTACGAATCTAATTTGGACCCGGTACTTCGACTCATGCACAGAACTGGTATTCAGTCAACTGGATGGCTCGATACAGGTGATTTATGTACAGCTGCGTATAACGCGCACGTTGACATCGACCTCGAATGTAAGAATTGGCGTGAGTTAAAACCAGTTGAAAATCCGAAAACTGCACCTTTTGTAGTTGCATCCGTGGATATTGAATGTAATAGTTCTACTGGTAAATTCCCCGATGCTGATATCCAAGGTGATGCATGTTTTCAAATCGCAATTTCACTCTGTAAATTTGGGAGTGACGAACCATACGATAAAACCTGTCTATGTTACAAAAAGACTGATCCGGAATTGGAAGGTTCTACTATTCTGTCGTACGATACTGAACGCGAAATGTTAATGGCATTCCGTGAATATTTACATGATAAGGACGTAGACATCATCACTGGGTGGAATATATTTGGGTTTGATTTGGAATATTTGATGAAACGCGCCATCGTTACGCGATGTGACCTCAAATTTTTTCAATTGAGTAAACTTCGTGGCCATAATTGTGAACTTACCCTGAAGAAACTTTCTTCGAGTGCATTGGGTGATAACGACTTAAAACTCGTGAGTATGCCTGGTAGATTTATATTTGATTTGTTTCATGAGGTGAAGAAAGGTTACAAACTCGACTCATATAAACTTGACAACGTGTCTAAACTGTACCTCGGGGACAGCAAAATTGATATGCCGGCGAAAGAAATGTTTGCACGCTACAAAGAAGCCGATCCAGTAAAACTGCGTGAAGTTGCAGAGTATTGTATTAAGGATACATTGCTTCCTCATAGACTCTTGTCTAAATTATGCATTCTTGTAAATCTACTGGAAATGGCGAAAGCAACCTGGACTCCATTATGTTATCTCGTCGAACGGGGACAGCAAATTAAGGTGTTTAGTCAACTCACAAAGAAGGCGCGGGAAATGGGATTCATGGTACCCACAATTCAATATGGTCAGATGGGTGACCAAGGATATGAAGGTGCGACTGTTCTTGACGCTCAAAAGGGTGCATACTATACACCGATTACAGCGCTTGATTTCGAAGGTCTGTACCCCTCCATCATGATGGCACACAACTTGTGTTATTCGAGTCTTGTTATGGATCCTAAATACGAAAACGTACCCGGTGTGGAGTATGAGACATTTGAGATTCCTGTACCGAGTAAAGTTGAGGGGCAACCACCGACAAAGCGTCTATGCAAATTTGCACAAGGTGTTCCAACGTTGTTACCCAGCATTTTACTTGAATTGAAACAATTCAGGAAGCAAGCGAAGAAGGATATGGCGGTATCCACAGGTGCACTCAAAGCGATGTATAATGGTAAGCAATTAGCTTACAAAATTAGTATGAACTCCGTGTATGGATTCACAGGTGCATCAAAGGGGATACTCCCATGTGTAAACATCGCGTCTACGGTAACAACAAAAGGTCGGAGTATGATTGATGAAACAAAGGAGTACGTGGAAAAGAACTTTCCGGGTGCGAAAGTGAGATACGGTGACACCGACTCGGTAATGGTTGAATTTGATGTAGGTGACCGTAAAGGCATCGAAGCCGTCGAATATAGTTGGGAAATTGGTGAACGCGCCGCTGAAGAATGTAGTGCACTTTTTAAGAAACCCAATAATCTAGAATTGGAAAAGGTGTATTGGCCCTATTTCCTCTATTCTAAAAAACGATATGCCGCAAAGCTCTGGACACAAGGAAAAGATGGAAAGATGAACATGGATTATATAGATGTGAAGGGTCTTCAGCTCGTGAGACGCGACAATACTGCGCACGTACGGGAAGTTTGTAAAGAACTTCTTGATGTTGTGCTCGAGAGTAATGACACAGAAGCTCCGAGAGCTCTGGCTCTTCAACGTGCGATTGAACTGATTGAGGGAGACGTACCCATTGAAAAGCTCACACTTTCACAGGGTCTTTCAGATTCATATAAAGTAAAAGGACAGAGTGTATCAATTAATAGCCCTAATATCGATTATATAAATCAAGCACATGTACAAGTTGTGAGAAAAATGCGTGAACGCCAACCCGGGTCGGAGCCACAATCGGGTGATAGGGTACCATATGTACTCATTAAAACGGATGACCCAAAAGCTAAGGCTTTTGAAAAGTCTGAAGATCCAAAATACGCGAAAGAAAATGATATCCCCATTGATTATGAATACTATTTCATGAATAAATTTATAAATCCAGTGTGTGACCTCATCGAGCCGTTGTTCGAAGATCCAAAAGAAGAAATTTTCGGTGAATTACTCACCAAAATCAAACCAAAAAGAAGGCCAAAAAAGAAGAAAGAAACACCCGTCGAAGAATTGCCATTTAAAAACTAGGTGCGTTAATGTAATAAGGATGAAGATATCTGAGAATCTCGCGAGAGTATTCGAGGATGAGGTGGAAAAGGTGTGTCATGAAAGAATGCTTTTATACGCGCGCTCAGTATCGACCATTCACAACATACCCCTGAAGCTTCTTTTGAGAGATTTACCCAATCCAGGTGGGTATTGTATGGGTATTAAAAAGGGTGGTGAGCCCTGTACTAGAAAAGCGAGTCACGGTGGTTATTGTGCAACGCACGCCGCCTCACCCAAACTTCATGAACCCGTGACCATGTGTGCAACTATTAGACACAATCACGCGTTTCCTCCCATGTATAAAGCTGGGTGTCCCGCATGTGAATCATCTAATAATAACCAATTTAGAGATTTGAAGCTTATGATGTAATATGAGGAAATCAGATATCCTACTAAATTCAATCGATTCATTTTATTGTACACCAGAAAACGGGCAAACGCTCGTACAAATTTTGTCTAAAACTGGTGGCATTTCTCTTCGAAATCTGGAATGGTTCATCACGAACTATTCTAAGAAAACTAATTTGATGTACAAGACAAACGAAGGTAAGATTTTCAGTGTGCATTGTGCTTATAAATCTACTCTTGATGGATATAGCAAGAAATTATTTGACCCCTTTTGTCGGTCGGACAAAATCTCATATAAAGTCCCCGGTACAACTGATGAAATCAATACGACGCTCGCGCAACTCAATTTCATCAAATGGTGTATTAAAAATGGGATCATTAATTACATAAAAGAAAATAAAGATAAATTATTCGGCAAGTGATTCTTCGTATATAATACGTGAATTTTCACTCATACCTTGTTCTCCTAAACTTGGAGAATACGATATGGGCTCACTTCGAGATTCAAGGTAGCCGTTTTCAAATGTAAGCGTCTTATACGCTGTGTAGTATATATGACATGTGTATGACTCATTCGTCCCGAAATAAGGATTCATTTGAAAGTCTATTGTAGTTCGGTTGTTCTTTATGTTTGTGAAGTCTAGACTTCCGGATGGGTCAACATTTCTTGGATTCATAGAAAAGGTATAGGTGTATATATTTCTCGGTGTTGAATGAAACTTATGGTTCAAAACGGTGAGATACCTATAATAGTGTGAATCTACATAATTTATGAATGGAAGTTCTTGACCATCTATGAATAGCTTCGCTGCGACCGCTACGTCATCGGACAATGAATCAATTGCACGTTTGTATGATGGTTTTGGTCCAAGATTGAACCGATTGTGATAATAATCGTATATTTGATCCGTGGCGTTTGCGTTACTCGCGACACTATCGTTCTCAAACAATTTGTTTCTAAAGAAAAAGTGAAGTGTCTTTACGCGATTTTCGGGTGTGAGCTCAAATTTTACTTTATGTTCTCCGGGTTCTATGTCAAACTTGGGGTGAGTCTTGAACACATCGGTTATCATTTCGTATTTTCTAGATGTGTAAAAGAGTCGTTCTTCGGGTGTGAGTGTAATTTCTTCTGTCACGATATCAAACTCTTTTACTGTCAAATCAACCGGGTCATCTGTAAAAAATGTCTGAGGTCTAAATTCAATTTCAAACTCAAGCTTTTGTTTGTTAATCGCACACAAAGGAAAGTATGGTCTATTGTGTATATTTGTTTCATAATCAGACGATTCATAGGCTCTTGAGAAGAAAAATGGAATAGGTACATATACGGTTGTATCGAGACCTCTGAAAAAATTGAGTCCTTGGTCTAGCACAGATTCTCTGTAAACAAAACGTCCATCTGTATATATTCTACTCGCGCTTTCCGATTGATCGAGGTACATTTCATCATATATGAATCCAATGTCATCTTTGTATATTTCAACTATATTTTCATCAACGCGCATGGTGATAGATTTAAATAGATGTCTCCCAACTCTATCCGCGTAATTATACTGTGTACCCGAAAGACCTGGTAAGTTTATTTTAATATACATATTCGAGAGAAGATCTCCCATATCTTGTGGTCTAAATGTAACTTTTATGGTTTGACCGAAAGGCCATCCATCTGATGCACTCGAAGGTTTGTTAACATTAAAACTTCTATGAAACTTTCTAAAATTTGAATGTCGTTTAGATTCATACTTAAAGGGTGAATTTTCGCCTAAAAGATATGTGTCCTGTTGCCCGAGGGCTGACAGACAAAGTGTGGCTCCGGTATCTGGACCGGATCTATCACACATACTACTTATTGCTTATATATTTTTAAATCCATTTTCCACATGGAGATGTGACTCGTGGCCGCCAATTTTTCCAACTCTTTCTTGATGGTATCGGTCTCCTCGTTCAGCGACTGTACAGCTTCTTTCGTGTACTGGTAGGTCTTAATGTTGAGCAAATAATCATACGAGCCATCGACCGCATCGTATGATTTAGAAATCTCATCTTCGAGTTCATTTTTCTTTCTCTTAAATACGATGATGCGCTCGTTGATGACGGCGTTTACGAAACGAGACACGTTTTCTAGTTTTTTCACCTTTTCTGTAAGAACATGGAGAAGATGCGCTTTTCGTTTCTTGTATACAGCAATTCTAATGTCCACAAAATCCGTTAAAATGTCCTCTGGGCTTTCATATTTCTTGATACCCTTGGTCGGGTGGAATAGGTGCATGTTGCTCACATGAAATGATTTTTGAAGCTTAAAATCCTTCACAAGGTTTTTCCCGGTGTATCCCGTGATAGTGAAATTCACGTCTTCTGTCGTGCTGTTGTTTACGAATCCAGAAATAATCTTCTTTTCCACGAGACCATCCAGATATTCTTTGTAATCCTGTGTCCAGCGACCCGGTGGAAGCTCGGTAATTTTGAGGTTAGTTCCAGCGCTATTGCATGTCCACACACCCTCTGTGATCCATAACCCTTCTTCGTTTTTAAACACACGACCCTTGAACTTGTCAAACCACGGTTTCATTTCTTTGAGTGTTTCGCCGTAAATAGCTCGTTCTATGTTTTCGCAAATGTCTTTTGGGTTGAACGGTGGTACATAACAACTGAATCCCGTTCCAATACCCTCAGTACCATTGATGAGAACTGTAGGTAACACTGGCACGTAATATTCTGGTTCGATGGGTCTGCCGTCATCATCGAGATACTTGAGTACCGCGTCATCTCTAGCATCAAAGAGTTTTCTTGCATGTTTTGTGAGCTTCGTAAAGATGTACCTCGTTTGGCTCGCATCTTTACCACCCATGAGTCTCGTACCGAATTGACCACACGGCTCGAGAAGGTTGATGTTGTTCGAACCAGTAAAATTATGTGCTAATTTTACGATCGTATCCGCAAGAGACACTTCTCCATGGTGATATGCCGATGTTTCTGCGACGTATGCCGCCAATTGTGCGACTTTCATTTCATTCGTCAAATTCTTTTTGAAGCATGAATACATGACCTTTCTTTGAGAGGGCTTGAGACCGTCAGACACGTGTGCAATAGAACGCTTCAAATCTGCGAGACTGAAATTTACTAGATCTTTGTGAATGAATTCTGTGATGTTAATTCGTTCGACATTTCCGTATGGGATTTCAAGTTCCGAACTCTCTTTTTCGGTGCTTTCTAAGAGCCACGTCTTACGAGAATCAGCCTTTGTTTTATCGAACGCGAGTACTACAGAATCATCTGTTTTTTCGTCTGTATCAAATTTAACCGTGAGCTGTTCGATGTTCTTGAAATACTCTCGAGCCTCGGCAGACGTAGACGTACCGAGACCCTTGTAGTACTTAATCTTCCAACCGGGTCTCCCATTTCCATACCACGTTCTAAACATGGAATCCGTGTAGAAAGACATGGTTTGAGAACCCTTGGTGGCTTTGATGATAGGTGTCACCATGCTCACCACGAAATTTAGGTCAAGTAAACTCGGCCAAAAGTAATGAATCATGTTGAGTACAAGACCCTTGATGTGACTTCCATCAGTATCGGCATCCGTCATGATCATGAGACGACCGTATCGGAGTTCATTGAGCGACGTATACACCTTACCTTGTTGAAGACCTAAAATCTTCTTGAGGTCACTGAACTCCTTGTTCTCCGTGAGTTGTTTGACAGATGCATCTCTCACATTTTTGCACTTACCGCGAAGTGGAAATACCCCGTAATAATCACGTCCAACTACAGAGAGTCCAGCGACTGCGAGTGATTTCGCTGAATCACCCTCTGTGATGATGAGCGTACACTTTCCAGATTGTGCGGTACCCGCCTTATTTGCATCATCTAACTTTGGTATGCCGGTGATTTTAGACTTTCTCGCACCATCCGTTTTTTGAAGCTCTTTCATTTCTTTGAACTTGGACAGTGCCATGAGTTCGGATTGTACATTCGTTTTGAGAATATCTTTGATGAGCTTTTTCGTTGGCTCAAATTTGCTCCCAAATTCCTGTGGTTTGAGAGTACACTCGGACTTGACCTGACTACTGAACGTTGGGTTCACGAGTGTTGCCTTCACGAAAACCATGAATGCATTCTTCACTTGTTGCGGTTTGAGTTTGATTTTCTTTGCCATCTCGTCGATGATGTTCGACGCGAGAATACCCGCCACGTGGTCTACATGACTCCCACCTTTGGTCGTACAAATACCATTTACGAACGACACTTGTTCGAATCCATCTTCGGATGGCGCGACACACACAGACCACCTATCTGAACTGAATGTACAAACTTCGTCTGTTTTTGTGTGCATTTTAGCATATTCATTGAATGCAGTTTTTAGAAGAGCTTCTCCTTGGAACTTGACTTTACATCCGGGTGTGGTGCAAATGTTTGCATCGTAAACACGCTTCTCGAAAATCTTGAAGATGTGTTCATCCATTGATTTCATACCGAATCTTGACCAGTCTGGCGTAAACGTGACGCATACACTTGATGTCGTTCCGGAGTAGCTACGCATCTTCGGCTTTCTACACGTCTTCATGTTATCTGTCCACTCTTGTGTGTACGTCGTCTTGTTTTCGGAATCCTTGATTTTGATGGAGAATTTACTCGAGTACACGTTCGTGAGTTTTGCGCCGTATCCATTTCTACCACCGACGACACGCTGTTGCGAATCATCGTAGTTGGTACTCGTGAGAAGATGCCCGAACGTGAGTTCAGGATTCCAAATCTTCTCTTTTTCGTGTTCCTTGACCGCGATGCCTCCGAGAGGCCCGTTGTTCTCGACACTGATTTCACCTTTCTCTCGGTCGATGTTGACGGAGATGGACGTTACCTGTTTTGGATAGAGTGAATTACGATCGATGGCATTGACAAGAATTTCGTCAAAAATCTTGAGAAGCGCGGGTGCGTAGATGACGGTTTTCTTTTCGAAACCATCACCTTCCTTGACCCAATACTGTTCACCAACGCGAGCGACAGGACCAACATATGAGTCTGGTCTCTTCAAGATGTGCTCGACGTGGGTAAGCTTTTGAATGCTTTCACTCATTTTTACTTGATTTTTAATAAACGAGGCTCTCACTTAAGCTATTTTTCTTAAAAACAAAGGTAGGGGTATTTGTTTTGATTAAGATGTAGTCCCTAAGTCGTAACCCACACCCCAAAAAACCAAACTCATAAATGCAGCGCCGATCGGGATTGAAAACACGAGGCCGTCGCGAGGCGAGACCACCACGCGAGGCGTCCAGACTTGCTCTTGAAAAAATGCGAGCTGATCATAAAGAGCAGCGGCGTATCAGACGTATCATTAAAGACATCACCCCGGATGTCGTTGTTGGCAAACCTACTGTGTGTGTAAAGAGTGTGAGAGTGCACCGCCTCAAGCCGT